ATCGCTGAATGCTACCGTGACTTTTCTGGCGAACCATACTAAGACTCAAATTTTAAAGATAATATGCGGCTCAAGATGTAGCCCATTCATAGACATACTCTTAGGGATTCGAAACCCACTAATAATAAATAAATAAATAACAAATAAAACAATGCGGGACCGCCCGCATACACTAAGTCAATGATTTCAAACTGACATACCTCCCATGCTTCACAAGCGGCCTGCGCATCCATTCACGCTTAGGCATCGCACCATCATCTGCCCACGGCTTAATCCAATCTTCTTCATATGAATTGCTCTGTGCTGGATTTAAGGGTGTTGAACCAACGCCCTCAAATTCTGAGATGGCGTTAGCAACACTTTCATTCCAAGCAAACATGTACTTAGCAATATCATTCAAGAAGGCATTTAATGATCCAATGAAAGCACCTTTCCTAATTCTCGGTCGTTTAGAACGTTTAAGATAAACCATAAATTCAGACTTCCAAGGATTCGAGAAATGGGGCTTAACAATGTTGATCTCACCATAAGATGAATACGCCGCATACAGCATGTCGCACAGTTCGACATCAAGCTCTTTGATTGTAAACAAAGCCTGCTCAACAAATCTGACGTTCTTAATAGCCCTAGAAACCATGCCTTTACCAACAAGAATGTCATCCTTTCTGGAACGCGCTCCAACAATATCTACATCATCATGTAGCAGATCATACGGCCGAGATGGCACAAACTCATCTGCATTAAATCTGATGCATTTGACATTATTGGCACGTGCAACATATGGACAAAACTTACGGGTATCAACATCAGGTTTCTCGGAAACGCAAACGACTTCATCACAATACTTGAGGGCGGAAGCCGCACAAGCACCGGGATGCGAACCGAAATCGAGCATGTTGTTAAATCGTATACCAAAAAACTTAATCGCAAACTCAAACCGTGCAGCATGAAAACCATAACAATGCTTTGGCTGGGCATAAGGAGAAATGCGCCTAACCAAAACCCGAGACTTCTTGCCGGCTAACTGGTGAAGACGATAAGCAACGTCATTTGAAAACTCATTAGCAATCTCATAATACTCACGATCCAACGCCCTTTTTGTGAAATCAATACTCACAGGTTCCGGCACTTGAGGCCACACCACCTTAAGGGGACTTGGGATGGGCACGCCATACAGCTCTTCTATAAAAAGCATTGAGGGGACGGTTGGAAAACGACGCGGAATCTTTGTCAAATCAAAATTCCTCCAAGGATGCTGACGGATCAAATCCTTGTGAATCTCGATAAACTCCACGCCATAATCAACCTTAAACCTCTCAAGCAAATCATAGCAAACATGCCTAACATCATTGTTAAATGGGTTATCCAACAAATGGCCGAGAACACGTTCCACAGCAATCACAACATCAGGTCTATCACGCCGACGCGGGTCAAGCTCTTCAGGCATCAAAATGCGAGCATGAGTCTCAACAGCGTCGCGAAAAACATAATAATTGCCATTGTGATATAAAACGCGTTTTGACAAAAAATCGACATCACCCAAACAACGTGACGAATGTATGGTCTTAACACCCAAACCAAACCGTTCGTACTCAGCAATCAGCATGAGATCAGTAATCGAGTCAGGCACCAACATAAAATTGTCATCACCATAAAGAACGTGCTGCATATAACCAAGACGTCGGCAAATACATCGAACAATAAATTCGTGCAAAAGCGTATTATCATTGGCCGTAGCAGCCCAGCCGCTTTTCATACCTTGAGTCGTCTTAAAAAGGTAACCCAATGGCATTAAAACAGCTGCGTTAATCATATCTATAACAATCCTTAGAAACCTGCTGCGATATCCGTGATCCAATCCAATCGCTATCATGACAGCGGAATAAAACCTAACCAGCATATTCATGATCTCGCTGTGTAACCGCGTATCCCACTGACTAATATCAAGTGAGACATAACGGTATCCAGCGGGAGCGAACCCCTTGTCTGCCTTAAAAAATGCAGCGAACTTATTGGCCCCCTGATTCATCCATGAGAACCCCACTCCACACCAATCAAAATGGCGATTCATGAACCTACACCATGGTTGCAAAAAAAGCATTGAAACGATCAAAAAAGCGTGACCAGCATATATTATAAGCCTGCTTTTAATATCACTAGCCACACTCTGCATACGTGCGCGACCAGTGGTGTACCAAACATGCCCCAACAAATACTTATCAAACTCAACATCATCAGACAACATACGATCCGCCTCCATAACAGCATCGCCAGCACTTTGCCGCTTCTTCACGCCCTGAGCATACGGATACCCAGCAGCAGAAGACATATCGATTTGAATATCATGAAAGCAGCGATCATTGACCATTCGAAGCACCTCCTCCCGCAATTCAGGGAATGATGCATGCCCACAAAGCTCAGTAATAAAACCATCAACTTCGTGAACTAACTCATTAACTGGGATGTGCTCCTTTAATGGCTCAGCAAATTGTTCAAGATGATCCAACCGCAACTGCAAATTGGGATTCGTACGCTTATAAGTGGAAAAAGCAGCAGCGCACTGACGTGGATGAAAGCGATCGTAAAAATGTTTAATGAAATTGTCAACCGGATGCAATACTCCAGTGGTGTTAGTCAATTTGATATGCGAAATACCAAGAAATATCAACTTCGTGTTCTTAAGAAAATCATCATAAACAGAAGAAGCTTTGCGTTTAAGCTCTTCATGATATTCGCACCAAAAACCAAACTCACCACCACTAATCACAACCAAAACGGCAAGGTTAAAAAACCCATTGATACCGGGATCTGGAATTTCAATGAACGAAAAAGTAGACCATTTAAGCTCCTCATTCAAGAAAGGAACAAGGACCCTCCAGATGGTGTAATAGAACGCAGAAAAAATTATCCAATCCATGACGTAACGAGGTCTGTTCGCCGATTCCCCGGGATTGAGTTCTTCATTAGTTGCAGCCATGATAAAGTCAATGTTATACTATAAACCATGATCTGCAATATG